CCCATTTTCCAAAGGATACTTCGCACACCATATTCTTGTAAAATATCAACGTACATATCAGCTTCACCTAAACTACATTCTAGGTACTCTGCTATATATTCTGCTAATTCTTGATAATTTCTTTTGTTTTCGTTTTTAATGTACTTAAGGTAAACCTTTTTCTTTGGGATCATTTCGCGGTAGATGGAATAAATTTGTTCTTTGTTTTGTGGATTAATCTTTTGAACATAATTTACAATATCAATGTAATTCATGTCCATAGATACATATCTATGTATCATGTAAGAATTAAACTTATCCCACGATTCTTGCGAAATCTCTTGAGGAGGTGTTTTATGAGTGGTTATCTCATTCAACCACTCGAAGATTGTTTTTACCTGCTTCATCTCTTAGTTCTTTTGGAAGTGTATCTTGTAAAATTTCTCCACTAGCAGGGTCATAAAATACTGGGATGGGCATAAATGCATCTTCTGCTGTACCAGCTACAAATTTAGAGATTTTTCTAATGACAAAACCTTGTTGCCATACTTTACCGTTTTTGTGTTCTACCGACTCTGTGTTTTTAAGGTCGATGTTCATGTTCATTTGATCCATTTTCTTTGTAATCTATAATAAAGCCAATTAATACTATAATATTCATACCGAAACTGGCTAGGATTTCATGTATGTCTTGATAAACTGTTGTCATTAAGTGGAAATGTCCTACTGTCCAGAACGGTACGGCCAAATTTTGGCTAATCCAAATTGTAAGAAATTTTATAAATGATTTCATTTTAAAGTAACAATAGGTAAATGATAATCTTTTAAATCGTGTCTCCAGTAATGTAAACCTTCGGGTATATCTGCTTTAATTTTAAAATGTTTAAAATCAATATTTAATCTTTGAAGATTCCATTCACGTTGCTCACATAGATATGATCCTTCTTCTTCCCAGTATCTTTTTTCTCTGCCAGGGTTGTTAAAGAAGGAGTAAATACCTTTAGGCTTAAGCATAAGGTCCATATTTAAGTCAAAATCAGATTGGTTTTCATCCCAAGTATCAAAATATATTCCATCAAATTTAGGGAGATAATTATATACTTCTTGCCAAGGTTTAAAAATAACTTTTACATTAGGTTTTTTAAGCCAACCATCTTCTATTATTTTTCTTTGTACAGTAGGATGACCTTCAATTATCCAATGAGTTCTGGGATTATGTGTTTGGATATAAGAATCTATAATACCCATACCAAATCCTACGTTTAAGATATCTCCCCCATTTTGACAGATAACCTTAGCAGATTCTTCCATGATTTCTCTTTCCCATTCTAACATAATCCATCTACCATCTTCGGCTTGGAATTCTCCATTAGAATGATACTTGGGTTTTTCAGATAGGTAATTCATGTCACTTCAACTCAATTAATTTTGCAATGAGCGCCATTGCATTAATTTCTTTGTCAATCCTAAAGTTAGACTGATAGCTATACTCGTTGATGTAAATAGCAACCATTCCTTCTCTTCCATCTGCGTATACAGAAGCATTATCATAGAGATAACGATAAAGCTCCTCAAAATCTTGAACATTAGCATTTGCAATAATTTGTCTAATTTCTCTCCAGTTTGGTTTTGACTTAGATAATTCTTTAAGTACTTGAGTCATATAATTAGAAGAGACTAGTACTGATTTATCAATTTTAAGCCATTTATCGTCTTCACCTTTTACTTTATCGTGAACAATTGATAATTGGATTGTATTAAGGCATTTACGTAAATCTGGATAGAATTGGTTTACAATGGTTTTTAGGTCTTCACGTTCAAATGAAACACCTTCTTTCTCCATAACTCCGGCAATGTGAGCTGCTACTTCGGCTTTAGAAGGAGGTATAATTTTTAGGACTTGACAACGTGATTGAAGTGGGTCAATAATACGCTCAACATAATTACACGTCATAATAAAACGTGTAGTACGTGAGAATGTCTCGATTACATTTCGAAGTGAAGCTTGTGCTTGGATTGTTAAAAAATCAGCCTCATCTAAAATAACTACTTTGAGCGGTTTAAACGATGCTGTGCTTGCAAAGCCAGAAACTTTCTCTCTAATAGTGTCAATACCACGCTCATCAGAGGCGTTAATATACAAATAATCGCAATTAAGGTTATTGACAATAAGTTTAGCAAGAGTTGTTTTACCTGTCCCCGCGGGCCCATAAAATATGAGGTTTTGGATATCATTCTGATTGAGGTATTGTTGAATTGTTTTTTTGATGTTTTCGTTTCCAACATACTCATCTAATACTTTTGAACGATACTTTTCTACTAAAAGTGTGTGATCTTTAGTCGCGGTCACCATATAAACTATAATTCTTTGGAGGTTCGGGTTTAATTTCTACCTCTTTACTTCGTATAACATACAACTTACTATCTAGGGGAGCAAGTCTAAATTCTACAGCTTCACCATTTTTATCAAACCAAGCTTGCATTGCGTCTGTGATTGATTTGTGTACTACAGAATCACCAACAAGAGTCCACCTGTCACCAGGTGGTACTCTCGTTGCGATTAGTTCTAGATGTTCTTTAACTTCCGTTTTCATTACATCATACCTCCCATCATTGACATGGGATCAACTTGATTATTATTCTCTTGAGGTTTGTCTACTACTGTACATTCTGTAAGTAGGATAGTACCTGCTACTGAAGCAGCGTTTTCAAGTGCTGCGCGAGTTACTTTAGCGGGATCGATAATACCTGCTTCTTTCATATTTGTGATTTCTTCTGTTTTAAGGTTATAACCTTCCCAGTTAGTTTCACTAGTAACAAAATTCATAGCAAGCATTTTAGCCTTTACTTGATCGTAACCAGCATTGATAAGAATTTGTTCAAATGGCTTACCACAAGCTTGGTATACAATTTGGGGGCCAATTTCATCTTGATTCTCAATACCTTCACGAGCATAAAGCAAAGCAGCACCTCCACCAGGTACAATACCTTCTTCAATAGCAGCTTTTGTTGCTTGTAAAGCATCATCAACACGGTCTTTCTTTTCTTTCATTTCAGTTTCCGTGTTACCACCAACGTGGACTATTGCCACTCCTCCGACGAATTTCGAGAGCCTTTCTTGGAGCTTTTCAACTTCGAACGGCGATCCTGCTTGCTCGATTTGTTGTTGAAGTGCTTCAATACGTGCTTCAATTCGTTCTGTTTCTCCTTTTCCATCTACAATTGTAGTTTGTTCTTTAGTTACGTTAACAGTACGTGCTTCACCAAACCAGTCCCAAGAGAACTTATCTAGCTTCATTCCTTTTTCTTTGCTAAATACTTCTCCACCAGTTAGTGTAGCAATATCTTCTAAAATAAGTTTACGACGGTCTCCAAATTCAGGAGCTTTAACCGCACAAACTGCTAGTGTTCCACGCATCTTATTTACAATCAAAGTTGCGAGTGCTTCATTATCAATGTCTTCAGCAATGATAAGAAGAGAGCGACCAGTTCCAGATACACCTTCCAATACAGGAAGAAGATCCTTTACCTTAGTAAAACGTTCATCAGCAATCAAGATGTATGGTTTATCAAGAACCGCTGACATTGTTGAGTTATTTGTTACAAAATAAGGTGACTTATAACCACGATTAAATTGAATACCTTCTACAGTTTCAAGATATGTTTCACCTGATTTTGATTCTTCAATCGTTACTATACCTTCACGACCTACTTTAGACATAGCAGTAGCAATAAGCTTACCTACTTCTGGATCGTTGTTAGCTGAGATAGTAGCAATTTGCTCAAGTTGTTCTTCTGAAGAAATATCTTCAGCATTATAACTAAGAAGTTGATTTACTTGCTTTACAGCTTTGTCAATACCACGTTTAATTTCTACTGCGTTAGCACCGTTATTAAGATGGGAAAGACCTGCTTTTACCATCTCACGAGCCAACAACGTAGAAGTTGTGGTACCATCACCTGCTGAATTGGCAGTTTGGATAGCAGCTTGTTTAACCATTTGTACACCCAATTCTTCAATAGGGTCTTCAAGTGTAATGTTTTTAGCTACTGTAACCCCATCTTTAGTTGATTGGGGAACACCTCCATTAGAGATAACAACATTACGTCCATTAGGGCCTAGAGTTGCTACTACAGCATCTGCTAGTTTATCAATTCCGTTTACAAGTTGTTTCCTTGCTTCAGGACCAAATTCAATAACTTTACTCATTACTTGTTAATTTTTGCTAAAACTTCATTTTCTTTACCAATCCAGTACTCTTGTCCTTCAAATTCAAACTTAGTGAATCCCATTGTAGGTAAAACTACAATATCACCAACTTGAAGTTGAGTAGGAATAAAAGTACCTCCCATAGCTGTGTAGCCAGGACCTACAGCTGCTACTTCAGCTGTTTTGTTTACGTCATTCCCCATATCAGGGACAACGATATTACCATAAGTAGTTTCTTCTACTTCAACCGGTTTTACAACAACCGCGTTATACAATGCTTCGATCATGCGTTTAATAGATTTTTTAATTCTTTAGCTTTAACTTCAAAACGTTCTACAAATTCTCGGATTGAATCATAACTGCGAGATTTAACATCATCGCGAGCGATAGCTTCAATACAACCACTTAAAGAACTATAATGCCCAATGGTATTTTGATATTCATGTCCCGCCTCTGAGTAGGTAGACTTTTGAGCGATGTAACAATAATCGTCCAACTGGATGTAATAAGGTTCCATAGCAGGATCCTTAATGAATCGTAGATTTGATTTTGATGGTTTTGCCATAACTGATTTTTATTTATTTACCGTGAATATACGAAAGAGACCCTAGGGCTCAAAATTATAACTTACTTAATTTTTAAAACTTTTGGCTTTGCTTCATCAGCATAAGGAATTTGAATTGCTAATAATCCATTTTCCATCATAGCATCTGCTTTTGAAAGATCAAATTTAGAAGCAATTTTATAACCTAGATTAAATGAACGTTTAGCTACACCTTTATGGATGTAGTTACGATCTTTATACTCTAAGGCTTCTTGAAGTTCACCTTCTAGTTTATTGTATGAAATTTTTAGAATATCCCCTTCGATGTTTAACTCAACATCAGATTTAGATAAACCAGTACAAGCAACTTCGAAATGAAGTCCTTTGTCTGTTTCAAAAATATCTACGGGGTGTGTAAATTTGGCTGTTGTAGCCGGTTGGAAGTCTAGATCAGACTTGAAGAAATCTCTAAATAAGAGATCATAAGGAAATAGTGTACTCATATCACTTAATTTAATTTATGCTGTCTCTAAGATCAGCGGTTAATAAAAAATGTACGTGCCCTAGGGTCTTTCGTATTCTGTTATACATATGTTAAATTTTTCTTTATTTACAAAGAACATATCACTTTGATTAAGTTTACCATTTAAAAAGTAAAAACTGCCTATGTCAAATAATTCAAATCCCAAATTATAAAGATAAGAAATAATCTCACTTGCTTTAGGAGCACCTTGATTATAATCAAGCATAGATAACTCTAATTGTAAAATAGTAGAATTCTTGATTGTGTTTAATCCACCTTTAATTACATCAAGTTCAGAACCTTGAACATCCATTTTTATAAAATCAAATTGTTGATTTAGTGAATCTAAAGTTATAACTTGTAATTGCTGGGGTTTTACTCCGTCAAATATTGAAGTTTGTTCTATGTATGAAGAAGCTCCTGTACTTGTGGGGTGAGTATTAGGAACATAAAAATCAACTACACCTTCATTTTCTCCTAAAAAGGTAATAAGATAATTGGGATTGTTTTGACTTAATTTATTAGCACAATTAGGATTAGCTTCAATACTTAGTACTTCTGAGTTTGGGTAGATATCTTTAATTTCAAAATACCAATCTCCTAAATGAGCTCCGATATCTAATATTTTAGCAGGATAAAAATTATGTTTATCCCTTAATATCTCGTATCGTTCTGAAACAAAATTATTAGCGTCCCACATTAAACGTCTGCTTTTCTAATAATATAATAAAAACTTTCCCAATTCTCACCTGCAAATTCGAGTTTCATCAAACCTTGTGAATTTACTTTTAAGGTAGCTGATTCAGCATCTTTGTTGTTATTTAAAATAGTTTTAATCATTGCTGAATTAAATGGGATTTTAGTTCCGTAAGGTACATTATTTAAAGTAGTACCTGGGACTTGGTAATCAATTTTGTTAGTGTGATTTGAATTGTCTCCAAACGACATTACTAAAACATCTTCACCATCTAGATCTTTATCAATTTTTACAATCACATTATCGCTTTCAAGTGCGCTATGTGCTTTAATAATGGCACTAATTTCTTCACTGCCTAATTCACCTACAATTTCGTAATTGTTAGGGTCAGTTACATTGCCAACGTCTTGAATCATTAGCAAATCTGTAAGTGAGAAATTAAGAGTATAGTTTAAGTCTGAGATGGTAAGTTTAGTATAGACTGCTTGTGTTTTTTCTAATTCTAATACTACTTCTCCACTTGTAATACCTAATAGTTTATTCAGTTTGGATGTATCATATACCGCAATTTCGCTATTTTCTAGCGGGAAATTCGCGTGTTTAACGCGTCCAATCATGTCCTTATGGGGCGATTGGAAATCAATCTCTAGCGCGTTATCTTCAATGGTCCATTTAACTGATTCAACTAGCCCATTTAGGTAATATTTGCTAATTGTTGATTGTAACTCGTTTTTGTTTATCATAACTAAAAATTAAAAAATAGATTTCGATATGGGTTTAAATTTAAATCCCAACCTAAATCGTTATAAAACCCTTGTAATTTACTTTCTAAAATTGTTTCAAATGATTTATTTTTATCAGCATACTGATATAGTAATTTACGCATTTTCTCTGGTAGATCAAAGTCTAAGAAACCTAAGGCTTCGATTTTGTAAGGATTTTCTTTAAAATAAATCCATTTAATTTTATCACCTTGAGTAATTTTAGAATGTTGTTTGTCTAGTCCCCAGAATGTAAGTAAATCATTATATTTGATAGCTGCTTTTACTGGGGCAGGAGCGCCTTGGGCTACAATTGAAAACATTTCTCCGGGACGAGGTGGTGCTGCTAGGTATTTATCAAGTGTTTTTACACGAGTAGGATTACCTAATACAGTAATATCCATATTATCAGCTAATACTTTTTCTCTAAATTTGGTTAGCAAACCATCAATTTCTTTTTGAGGAGCACCTTTAATTACTCGTTGAAGAACATCTTTAAA